GGACCCGCGCAGCCACGGCATTTCTCTAGCGCCAGCAAGTCGTTGCACCGCATTGCGTTACCCAGCCAGCCCCAAACCGCCGTCCTCGATGCCGCCGAACCGCACCAAATCCGCACCCGTTGGCACCAAAACCACGGCGAAACGCACGGAATCGACGGGCACTCCGCCGAAATCCGCCAAGGGTCCGAATGCCCGGAACCAGCGGGAACCACTTGGGAACCACCGGGCACCGGTGCGCGCGCCGTCGGCGGCGCCGGAGGGCGCGCGGGCGGCTGACGAGCTGTCGGTGACCGAGGTGGCTGACCGGCTGGGGATCAGCTACCAGGCGGTCGGGGTGTGGGCGGCCAAGCCGGGGGCGCCGGTGCGGTCGGTCAAGAGTCGGGTGTGGTGCAAGTGGCCGGCGTTCGCGCGCTGGCGCGAGCAGCAGCTGGTGGACACCGCGCGGCGGGAGGCCACGCCGACGGTCAGCCTGGACGAGGCCCGGACGCGGAAGGCGCTGGCCGAGGCCGAGCTGGCGGAGATCGAGCTGGCGCGGGCGCGGGGGGAGGTGGTGGCGCTGTCGGACTACGAGGCGGCGCTGGCGCGGATTCTGGACCGGCTGGCGGCGCGGCTGCGGGCGCTGCCGGTGCGGCTGCTGCACTTGGGGCCCGAGGTCGAGGCCGCGGCGGAGGCCGAGGCGGAAAAAGTCGTGGAGGAACTGCACGCATGGAACGAAGACGTCGTCGACGAAACCCCAGCGCAGGGATCACAGCAGACTACGGAGGCAGCATGAGCACAGCGGGGGAGGGGAAGCCGGGGGCGTCTGTCCTGCGGCCGATGGTGTACCAGGCGCGGCACGCGCTGGTCGTGGAGAACGCGGTCCGGTGGTGGGAGTCGCTGCGCCCCGAGGGCTGGACGGAGGAGGAGCACATCCGGATGCCGGAGGCGGGGACGGTCGGGCGGGAGCAGTTCCTGCTGGCGGACGCGGTGGCGCAGCTGGTGCGGAGCTACCGTCGGGAGGCGGCGCACGAGGCAACCTGGAAGGGGGTGGTCGCGTGACCAACCCCACCAAGCCGGGCGACCCGGCAGACCGTGCCGCTGACGGCGCGTTCGGCGGCGTGACCTCGCACCGCGCCGGGTACGGCGACAAGCTGGCGCGGGTCGAGGACTGGGTGCGGCGCTACCCCACCGCCACGTTGGCGAGCGGGGAGGGGGCGGCACTGCTGCAGGAGATCGACTGGCTGCGGGCCGAGCTGGCTGCAACGCGCGCCGCCATCGAGCGGGTGCGGGCGCTGCACCGACCCGGATCTGATCATCCGGACCGATGCGTGGAATGCTTTGGTCGCAGATACCCCTGTCCCACCCTTCGCACCTTGGACGGTGACGCATGAGCGAAGCAGAGCAAAATCCCAGCGGCGAGATGGTGTTCTACTTTGGCGAGCGGGAGGTGCATCGCGTGCAGGCCAACGCGCAAACTAACGACTGGGGGTTCATCAATATGACTAGCGCCGCCCACGGCGCGACACACGTTTTGCTGCCGCCTGCGCCGCCTGTAATGGGGTCTTGGGTGCTGGAGCATGACCACGGCATCACGACCAGCTTTCCCATGTACCGTCGTCCGCGCTGGCTGACGCGATGGGCCATGCGCGTGGTGTTTGACATCTACTGGAGGGACGCATGACGCCCGCCGAGATGCAAGCCGAGATCGACCGGCTGCGCGGCGAGCTTGCCAAGGCAAAGCCCATCGCCGACGCTGCTGTGGCGTACTACACGGCGTTCATCGACCAGCGCGACTATGGCGACACGGTCGACCAGACGTGGGAGGCGCTGTTCGCCGCCGTCCACGCCGCGTATCCCGAGCTGGGTTCCAAGGAGAGCGCATGACACGACATGAGGTGCTGGAGGAATTCGGGTACTATGCCGCGCAGAGCGCAGAGCAGGAGGACCTTGTGATGGTACAAATGGCCGACGAAATCGTCCGCCTCCGCACCGGCACGCCCCGGGTGTTGGATGCCCTGCAGGACCCGGACAGCCAGACCGTGGAGGCCGCGCTGGAAGCCGAGTGGGCGCATGGTCGGGCCGAGCCGGACGCCACCAGGCGGACGAGCGCACGAGCGGCCCTCATCGGCGTGGCGCGGCACCTCCGGGAGCGACTCGGGCTGTGACGCCGTCCCTGACGCTGGAGGAGATCGGCGAGGTGCTTCGCCACGCGCGGCGCGCCCGGGGGCTGACCCAAACCCAGGCGGCGGAGCTGGCTGGGATCGGCCTCCGCCTTTGGGTCGAGGTGGAGACCGGGAAGCGGCACGTGTCGATCACCAACCTGCTGGCCATGCTCCGGGTGGTCCGGGTGGAGATACGCCTAGTGGACGACGGCCCGCAGCCGTGGCCACCGGCCGAGGCGGGGCTGCAGCTGCCTGCGCAAGCCCCCGCGCCAGCTGCCGCACCGCTGCCGGAGCCCGCGCGTGCCGTCCGGTCCGGCCAGCGGATCGACACCGGGACCGGTGCCGCCCGCCGCCGGCTGACGCTGGAGGAGGCGCAGGGCGGCGGCCTGCCCACCCCGTTCACCGCGGAGGAGTGGGCCGCCATGGCGGGGGCCAGCACGCCGCGCACCCCGCCCCCGGCGCCACCAGCTCAGCCCAAGGGCAAGGCCAAGCCGGTCGCGCACCAGAGCCCGCAGCTGCGCGCGCTGTCGCTGCTGGCCTCCGGGATGAGCACCTACCGGGTGGCCAGCGTCATGCAGCTGCCGTTCGACGTGGTCCACCGCTGGGCGCTGGCCGCCCGGGAAGCTGCTGCCGCGTGACCACGCACCCCCTCGGCCTTGCCGCCATGAACCGGGTGACCCGGGAGCGGTTCCGGCGCCACTGCCGGCCGATCCCGCGGCTGTCCATGTCCCGCTGGGCGGAGCGGTACCGGGTGCTCTCCCCCGAGGCGACCGCCCAGCACGGCCCGTGGCAGAACAGCGTGGTGCCGTACCTGGGCGACATCATGGACGCCATCTCCGACCGGGAGACGCAGGAGATCGTCCTGGTGAGCCCCTCGCAGGCCGGCAAGTCGGAGGCCCTGCTGAACGCCATCGGGTTCTTCATCCACCAGGAGCCGAGCTCCATCCTCGTGGTGCAGCCGACCACGGAGACGGGGGAGTCGTTCAGCAAGGACCGCGTTGCTCCCATGCTCCGGGATGCCCCGGCGCTGCGGCCGCTGGTGGCGCCAGCCCGGTCCCGGGACAGCAACAACACCATCCTCTCGAAGCAGTATCCCGGGGGGCAGCTCGACATCGTGGGCGCCAACGCCCCTTCCGGGCTGGCCATGCGCCCCAAGCGGGTGGTCCTGCTCGACGAGCGGGACCGGCACCCCCGGTCGGCCGGGACGGAGGGGGACGTGAAAGCGATCGCCCGCGCGCGCACGCGGTCGTTCGGCCGCCGCCGCAAGATCGTCGAGGTCAGCTCGCCCACCTCGGCGGAGGAGAGCCTGATCTGGCCGAGCTACCTGGAGGGGACGCAGGAGGTGTACGAAATCCCGTGCCCGCACTGTCAGACCCATCAGGTGCCGGAGTTCGAGCAGCTCCGGTGGGAGCTGGACGAGGCCGGGCGCGTGGTGCCGGCGTCGGTGGTGCTGCGGTGCGCCGGGTGCGGGGAGGGCATCTCCGCCCGGGAGCGGGGGGCCATGCTGCGGGCCGGCCGCTGGCGGGCGACCGCCGAGCCCCGGGTGCCGCACAAGCGGACGTTCCACCTGACCGGGCTGGTGGCGGCGTTCGGAAGCTGGGAGGAGCTGGCGCAGGAGTTCGTGACGGCCAACGGGCAGGCCGACCAGGCGATCCGGGCGGAAATGCTGCGCGCCTTCTTCAACACGGCGCTGGGGCTCCTGTACCGCGACCAGTCCGCGGAGACCGTCAAGAGCGCGCTGGTGGCCCGCGCGCTCCCGTACTCGCCCGACGGCAGCTGGCAGGTCCCGCAGCAGGTCGGCGTGCTGACGGCCGGCGTGGACATCCAGCACGACCGCGCCGAGGTGGTCGTCCGGGGGTGGGGCGCCGGGGAGGAGTCCTGGCTGATCGCGCGCGCCGTGCTCCGGGGTGACGCCTTCCAGCCGTCGTTCTGGACGCAGCTGGAGGAGTGGCGCAGCCGCAAGGAATGGCGGCACGAGTCCGGGGCCACGTTGGGGATCCGGGCCATGTGCATCGACGCCTCCGACGGCGCCGTGGCGAAGTCCGTCTATGAATACGCCGCCCCCCGGCTGGGCGCTGGGGTGTTCGCCATCAAGGGGCACGGGAGCCCAACCGCCCCGATGACGCCAACCAAGCCGACCAAGGTCAAGCCGGGGCGGCTCTACCTGCTGGGGGTCCACGCCATCATGGAGCGCCTGTACCGCCGCCTCGGGATGACCGCCCCCGGCCCCGGCTACCTGCACCTCAACGAGTACGCCGGGGAGACGCCGCCCGACGGCGTGCCGGCGGACTACGTGCAGCAGCTGACGGCCATGGAGCGCAAGCGGGACGAGAAGACGCGGAAGTACCGGTACGTGGCGCGCAAGGGCGTCCGCAACGAGGTGGCCGACGCCGAGACCTACGCCTACGCCGCGCTGCTGCTGGGCCCCGTGCCGCGCGACCTGCTGGCGCAGGAGGTGGTGCGCGTGAACGCCCAGGGCGCGGCGGCGCGGCAGCGGCGAGCCGCCCCGGATCCGGAGCCGGTGCCGGCCCCTGCCCCGACCCCCAAGCTGACGGGCACGTGGCTTCCCTCCCGCGGGCGGGGGTGGCGGTGACCGAGCACGCCCCGCGCGACCTGCCGTGGGTGGTCCGGCAGGCGCTGGACGACACCACCCTGCCCGCGCTGGCCCGCCTGACCATGTGGCACCTGAGCCGCTACCTCGACACCCATGAGTACCGGGAGCTCAAAGTGGTGGCCTTTGCACATGACATGCGGGTGAAAGACAACACCTGTGCCAAGAATATCCGCTTACTGCTTACCAAGGGCTATTTGGACCAGCATAGGAAGCGCAAGCCGCGCGCCCTGCGGCTTCCATCGTCACGCCGCGTGCTGCCAGCGAGAGCGGCGTAACTGCACTCCGTGGGAGCATTTCTCCCCGTGGTCCAGTAGAGGTGGGCGCCGCCGCTATGGGCTGGCGGCGGTGGGCGGCATCATGCACCCGTGCCCGATCCCCTCGCGCAGGTCCCTGCCTCGCTGGCCGCTGGTGACAGTCTGTCGCTGCGGCTCGCGTACGCCGACTATCCGGCCTCCGGCGGCTGGGCGGCGACGCTGTACCTGCGGGGGCCGTCGGTGCTGGACGCTGCGGCCGTGGCGTCGGGCGACCAGTTCGTGTGGACGGTGCCGGCGGCGAGCACCGCGCCCCTGACCCCGGGGCTGTACCAGTACGTCATCCGCGTGGCCAAGGGGACCGAGGCCGCCACCGTGGAGAGCGGGGCCCTGACGCTCACGGCCAACGTGGCGACCGCCGCGCCCGGGGAGCTGCAGAGCTACGCCGAGCAGATGCTGGCCATCTGCCGGCAGGCCCGCCAGGACATCCTGTCCGGGCAGATCAAGATGTATATGATCGCCGGCCGTCAGGTGCTGCTGCACACGCTGGACGACGTCCGGCGCGAGGAGAACTACTGGCAGGCCCGGCTCGACATGGAGCGCGGCCGCGGGTTCGGGCGGGCGGTGCGGTTTGACGTGGTGGGGATGTCGTGAGGCTCGTCAAGCGCATCCGGCACCTGCGGGCCGCGCTGACCGGCCGGGTGGAGGCGCCCGCCATTGGGCAGCGGTACGCCGGCGGGGAGCACCACCGGATCGTGTCGCGCTGGTGGGCCGAGCTGGCCGACACCAACGACGAGATCCGGCAGTCGCTGGCCCTCATGCGAGCCCGCTCCCGCGAGCTCGTCCAGGACAACGGCGAGGCGGCGGGGCTGCTGCTGGACTTCGAGTCGGACATCGTGGGGGCCGCGGGGGCCCGGCTGCAGTTTCGGGCGCGGACCCCGCGCGGTAGCTCGCTGGACGTCCTGAACGACCGCGTCGAGGCCGAGTGGCGCAGCTGGTCGCGCCGGGAGCACTGCACCGTCACGGGGCGGCTGTCCTTCGCCGCGGTCCAGCGGCTGGCCATCCGCAGCATCGTGCAGGACGGCGAGTTCCTCGCCCTGCGGCTGCGCAACCCCGACGTGCCGTGGGGCTACCGCCTCCAGGTGCTGGATCCGGACCAGCTGGACGAGAAGCACAACCTGAGCCTGCCGGATGGGCGCCGGATCATCATGGGGGTGGAGGTCGACCAGGACGGTCGGCCGGTCGCCTACCACATCTGGTCGGGGCACCCCACGAAGCCGGAGGGGCGCGAGCGGCGCCGGGTGCCGGCCGATCAGGTGCTGCACGTGTTCAAGCAGCTGCGCCCCGGTCAGGTGCGCGGCGTGCCGTGGTTTGCCCCGTCGCTGGTGGCGTGGAAGCTGGGTGCGCGCTACACCGAGGCGGAGCTGTACCAGAGCCTCCTCGCGGCAGCGCAGGGCGGGTTCTTCGTCAACAAGGACGGCGGGGCGTTCGACCTCCCGACCGACGCCGAGGGGAAGCCGATTCCGCTGGTGATGGAGGCCGAGCCCGGGGCGGCGCGCGTGCTCCCTGGCGGCTACGAGTTCCAGCCGTGGGAGCCCAAGCACCCGACGGCCAACTTCTCCGGGTTCATGAAGGTGGTGAAGCGCGGGATTGCGCGCGCCTTCGGGCGGTCGTACGCCAGCCTGACCGGCGATCTGGCCGACGTGAACTTCTCCTCGATGCGCACCGACCGCGTGCGCGAGATGGAACAGTGCAAGCTGCACCAGCAGGACCTGCTGGTCGAGCAGCTCTGCGACGTGGTGTTCGCGGACTGGGTGCGCATGGCGATGCTGACCGGGCGGCTTGGGGCGGTGTCCATGGACAGCACCGCGCTGGCCGGGTACGCGAGCTGGATGTGCAAGGGCTGGCCGTGGATCGACCCCGTCAAGGACTTGACCGCGTCCACCATGGCGCTGCAGCAGGGGCTCACGTCGCGGCAGCAGCTGTGCGCCGAGAAGGGTGTGGACTACTTCGAGATCGTCGACCAGCTGGCCGAGGAGCAGCAGTACGCCGAGGCGCGCGGCGTGACGCTGGGCGAGGTCGTGGTCGATGCCACCGCGGCGGACGAGGCGCCCGCCTCCCCGGATGGGGAGACGCCGGCCCGCACCGTGCTGCCGCTTCGCGCGAGGAGCGCCTGAGATGCCGACCGACCTGCTGACCGAGACGCCCATCGAGGCCGACCCGTTCGCGCCCGCAACCCGGTCCAACCCGGGGGGCACGATGTACCGCGAGGTGACCATCGAGCGCGAGGCCGGCCAGACGGAGGCCGCGCTGCGGGTGGCCATCTCCAGCGAGGCCGCGGTCCTGCGCTACGACTGGCGGACCGACGAGGAGTACCTGGAGGTGCTGGACCACGGCCCTGAGGGGCCGGACCTGAGCTACGCGCAGGACGGCCTGCCCTTCCTGCGCGACCACCGGCTGGGGGACCAGATCGGCCTCCTGCAGGACGTCAGCCTCGACGCCGATCGGCGCCTCCGGGGCACGCTGACGCAGGGCAACCACCCCGACGCCGCCTGGCTGTTCGCCGACATGCGGTCCGGTGTGCGGAAGAAGGTCAGCATCGGCTACTGGCCGGGCGCGACCTACACGCAGGAGAAGAACGCGGCCGGCCAGCTCGTGCGCCGGTACCGCGGCTGGATGATCTACGAGGCCAGCACGGTGACCGTGCCGGCGGACTACGACGTCGGGGTCGGACGTGGTGCGCCGGGACGCGCGCCGACCCCCAGCGACATCCCGGCAGTGGCCGATGAGGCCCCAAAGAAGGAGCGGAGTATGGCTGTCGACAACGCTTCGGAGCGGGGCGTGGCCCCTGCCCCGGACACCCGGCCCGAGCAGCTGGCCGTCCTCGCGCGCGAGGGCGGGCTGACCGAGCGCCTGGCGGACTGGATCAGCAACGGCGTGACGGTGGAGCAGGCCCGCACGGAGGTCATCCGGACGCTGCGCGAGAAGGCGACGGCGCCCGCGGTGGTGACCC